TGGATGACATGATTGATCTTGAAATTGAATGCGTAGAACGAATCATTGAAAAGATCAAGAATGATCCTGAACCTGCTAGTGTCAAGCAAATTGAAATTGATCTCTGGAAAAACATTCTCAATATTGCAAAAACTGGTAGGCGAACCGGACTTGGTGTTACTGCACTGGGTGATACTTTGGCTGCGCTTGGTATCAAGTACGGTTCAGAAAAGAGCATTGAAACAACCGAAAACATTTACAGAAAACTTTCTGCTGCCTCCCATTATTCATCTATCGAAATGGCAATGGAGCGCGGTGCATTCCCTGCATTTGACCTTAGCAAGGAAATTGATCATCCTTATCTCAATAAGGTGATTGAGAATGTTGCTCGTGAGTATGGTGACGAAATCATTTCGGATTGGAAGAAGTGGGGTCGTAGAAACATTGCCAACACAACTACTGCTCCTGTAGGATCCGTTTCCTGTTTGACAAGAACAACCTCAGGAATTGAACCTGCATTCATGCTTTCCTATACCCGTAGACGCAAGATTACTCAAGGTGATCTCACTTCTAAGGTAGATTATGTGGATGCTCTTGGTGATAAATGGCAGGAATACACTGTCTATCATCGTGGCTTCAAGATGTGGATGGATGTTACCGGGAAAACAAATGTAGAGGAAAGCCCATACTTCGGGTCCATCGCAAATGATATTGACTGGGTTCAATCGGTTGAAATTCAGGCCGCTGCTCAGAAATGGGTTGATCATGCAATTTCCAAGACATGCAATCTTCCAAATAACGCTACTCGAGAAATCGTAAATGATGTTTATCTCAGAGCTTGGAAATCTGGTTGTAAGGGATTTACTGTTTATCGTGATGGTTGCAGATCGGGTGTTTTGATCTCCACCGAAAATAAGGAAGAGAAGAAGAAAACCGATGGTCGTCTTGCTCCTAAGCGTCCTAAGTCTCTAAATTGCGACATTCATCGTGCAAACATTCGTAATGGTGAAAACTTTGAAAACTGGCTTGTACTTGTAGGCCTGAACGAAGGTAAGCCTTATGAAGTATTTTGTGGAATTCCTTCAAATATTGAGATTCCAAAGCGATACAAGTCAGGTTTCTTGGTTAAAAATGGTAAGAGAGATGGTGTTGCAACCTACAATCTTCAAGTTCCTGTTGGAGATGATGAAAATCTCGTATTTAAGGATGTCGTTAATCTCTTCGACAATCCTACACAGGGTTCATTCACTAGAACTATTTCGCTTGCCCTACGCCATGATGTTCCACTTCATTATGTTGTAGAACAGCTTCAAAAAGATAAAAATAGTGATATGTTTTCCTTCGCAAAGGTGATCTCTCGGGTGCTAAAGGGTTATATTAAGGACGGAACTAAATCAAATGGTAAAACTTGCCCAAAATGTTCGCAAGGAGAACTTATCTACCAGGAAGGGTGCTTACTGTGCCCAAACTGTGGAGACAGTAAGTGCGGATAGTGATGCTGACCAATTTATTGAAGAACTAACAAAAACGGAGTACGGAATGAATTTTATCGCAGATGTGTCTAATCTTGTAAAGAATGTCGAACTAAAGGTTGATCCTGTTATTATTCGTGTAAATAAGTTCGATGAAGATTCTGCAGCTGAGTTCGTTGATGCAATGAGCCGTGCACAAAACACCGGCCAGACAATCATTCCCGTGATTATCGACAGTTTTGGTGGGCAGGTTTATAGCTTACTATCAATGATTGGTGCAATCAAGTCTTCCAGAATTCCTGTTGCAACCATTGTTGAGGGAAAGGCCATGAGTTGCGGTGCCATTCTCTTCAGTTTCGGTGCTGAAGGTTTTCGATTCATGGATCCCGATGCTACACTCATGATTCATGATGTTTCCATGGGTTCATATGGCAAAATTGAAGAGCTCAAGGCTGATGTTCGTGAAGGTGAACGCCTTAATAAGAAGGTTTATGAAATGATGGCTCGAAATTGCGGAAAGCCATCTGATTACTTCCTCAAACTTTCTCATGATCATGGCCATGCAGATTGGTATCTTGATAGTAACGAAGCCAAGCAACACAATCTTGCAAATGAACTTCGAGTTCCTACTTTGACCTGTAAGGTCGATGTAAGCTACACCTTGGGCTGAAAATGAATGACAGAGCACTAAGGCTGATTATATGGCGAGCTATTTCATTATGCCTTAGTGTTCTGATTACAGGCATAATGACAGGACAATGGCATGTGGCAATTGGCATCACAATTACCAACAGTCTTGTCATGATGCTTGCTCAAACCTTTTACGAAGATTACTGGGCTAAAAGAAAACAGTTGTCTAAAGAAAAGGAAGAAAAAGATGCATCAGGAATTGAATTCACTTAAAACGGAGATTTGGTGAAAAATAAAGCTGAGCTTGTTGGTTGGTATGGTTCTGATGAAATTCATGCACTGTCTGCATGGACTTCCACATCAAGAGATCTTGATGACAAAAAGCGTGATAGAATTCCTGCTCTTCTTGAAATGCTTGCTGCAAATGGACATGAAACTCCTTTTGAAAAATCTAGTCTTCATTTCTTGGTGACCGTGGATTGTGCTTCACATATTCACCTCTTGAAACATCGTATTGGTGTTTCGATCAATGGTGAATCTGCACGTTACAAAGAATTGAAGGATGATAAGTATTATGTGCCTGATGATTGGCCTTCGACCGAACAGGCAAAGTATATTGCCTTTGTTGAAGATGCAATCATGCGTTATCATGACACTTTGGAAAAGCTAGTTGAAGGTGGTATGAGTAGAAAGCGTGCAAAGGAGTCTGCTCGTTTTTATCTGCCATACGGAAATCAAATTACGATGGATGTCATGTTTAATTGGCGCTCCTTTAATCACTTCCTGGGATTGAGAATGAAACCTCAGGCTCAAAAAGAAATCAGGGACCTTGCTGATGAAATGCTTACCCTTGTGAAGACCATTCCTGAGAATCCATTTGAACACACCATCAAGGCATTTGGATACTAAATTTGTAAAATGAACGAACAAGGTTAAAATACTTTAGGAGGTGTATCATTCATATTAGATTCTAATCAAAACCTTCTGGCATAGAATATCTATATCATGGAGATAAAATGCATAGAATCTATATTACTACTAATCTCATCAATGGCAAGAAATATGTTGGAAGATGCTCAAAAGATGCCAGATGGGAAGAAGGATACATTGGATCAGGAAGAATTCTCAAGCAAGCTATTAAGAAATATGGTTATGAAAACTTTAAACGTGAGATCCTTGAGGAGCTTCCTGATACTGCTTCACTTCGTGAAGCAATTGATCTTGAGAAAACTTGGCTGCTTAAGCTTGATTGTAAGAACTCGCCCGATTATTATAATATGAGTAATGATACGGGCGGAATGGGAGCCGGTGATAAGCACACCGAGGAAACAAAAGAGAAGATAAGCAAAAAAATGAAGGAGTTCTACGGTGACATTGGTCTTCCTCCTGAGTGGCGTGAGAATGTTGCAAACTCCGTGAAGGGTAGAACGCCGTGGAACAAAGGTAAGGTTGGTTACAAAAAAGCTCCCTATAAGTCACATAAGAAGTTTTCGTACCAAGAGTTCCTAGAGATGAAACAAGAATATACACAAGGCATTCCTGCCTACAAGTTAGGCTTGAAATATGGGTGCTCTCACCATACAATACTTAAATTAGTTAGAAATGGTTTCAATCAAAAGGAGGTGTATCATCCCTGAAGGCGCAGAAGTTGCAAACTTTGTTCGTTCCATTAACAAGTTCATTCAGCAATGTGATGACATCTTTCTCATTGAAGCCTTGAGTGGGCGCTATACCAAAAAGCCCATTCAAGGCTTGGCAAATGTAAAATTTCCTCTTATGGTTTCCAAAGTGGGCTGTAAGGGCAAATTTATTTACTGGGAGTTTATGGGAACTGACCTTGTTCTCTTTAACACTCTGGGTATGTCAGGTGCTTGGTCAAACACGCCAAGGCATGCTCGGGTAAAGTTTGTCACTTCGAAGGGTGATCTTTATTTCAATGATGCTCGAAACTTTGGAACTCTGAAGTTTTGTTCCTCTGCTGATCTAAAGAGGAAGCTCAATTCTCTCGGGCCTGACATGCTAAACGAATATGTCAGTCCTGAATTGTTTAAGAGCCGCCTGAAGAAGCATCCCAACATTACACTGGCTGAAGCACTAATGAATCAGCACATCATTAGTGGAGTCGGAAACTATCTAAAGGCCGATTCCCTTTGGCTTGCAAATCTAAGTCCTCATCGCCTTGTTTCCAATTGCTCCGATACCGAACTTGAAAATCTTCACAAATCGGTAAGGAATGTGATCTTGACTGCCTATCAAAATGGCGGCTCTACCATTCTCACTTACAAGGGGTTTGATGGACAGGAAGGAAAACACACCATGCTTGTTTATGGTCGAAAGACTGATCCAAATGGTGAAACAGTGATTAGTGAAAACACCAAAGATGGACGCACCACCTGGTGGGTTCCTCAAATTCAAAAGTAATATACATTTCGAACAATTTAGAAACAATACAAAAGGAGAAAAAAATGACATTTACACTTTCCGACAAGTCCATTGCATCAATCGTGAATCTTCTACAGGTCGGTATTATTACTGGAACTGATATCGTCGATCAGCTTCGTACCATGGAGCTGGTTGTTGAAGACGGAAATCTTCTTTCGCCTTCGGAGACATTTATCAAGAATTTCAATGAAAATGTAGAGAAGATGATTGAAGAGGCTACTCGTTTCCAAAACGCCGCAAATCTTGAATGCTGAGGGTTTCATGGACAGGCTTGATGAAATTTTTCGACTTCGAAAGGAGTTCATGAACAAACTGGAAGAAACCATTCCAGGAACTCATCCAGAAATGCCTGTTGATGTCACGAAGAAAGAAAGTCAAATCCTTTTGAAGGATTCTATTCTTCGTGGTGTTGAAGAAATGTTTGAGGCATTACAACATCTAAAAAATAGCAAACGCCATCGTCAAACGGAAATTCCACATTTTGATAGAGATGCTTTTCTTGAAGAGGTGGTTGATGCATACAATTACTTCTTTAGCACTCTACTCATTATTGGAGTTACTCCTGATGAACTTTTTGATGCATATAAAAAGAAGCATGACATCATTATAAAGCGTTTGGAGCAAGGCTATTGAAATAAAATTCTTTAGCTTTGCATAGTTATCTCTTAGGAGATGACTACGCTTGAATGTCTTCAAAATTACCAGCAGCAGATTTTGTAAACAACGCAATTGTAGTTCGTCGTGATAAGACAAATCAAATAAACAGTCTTAACACGCTTTACGATTTAAACATTGGTGTTGTTGAAAAACAAGCTAACATTATTGTTTCGGGTAAAGCAAAGATATCTGGACCTGCCTATTTTGATGGTGGTGTCATAGGTTCTCTTGTTTTACCCGATGGTAGTTTAGCAGTTCAAGGAAGTGACACTGTAAGTGTCACAGAAATAGCTAAAGGAAAAGTTAGACTTGATGCAAACTTTGAACTACCAAATTTCAATACAATGCAGGCCCTAATTGAAGAATGCGCAAACAGAATAACTGAAATTGA